TACTGTAGTTTTTATCTCAATCTAATTGTCAAAAACCGGTCACCCCCAATAAATCAAAGAACGTAATTATAATCTTTATATATTATACTCAATCTTTGGATGCAAATGGAATGCTCTTTTTAATTCATCATATCCTTTCTTTGATCCAAATCTATTACCTGAGCCTATATGCCATGTAACCTTTTCAACTTTATCATATTCACGATATTCTTTAAAATCATAAATAGTAAAAGGAGTACCATCTTCAGTTTGCATCTCCCATTCATTTTGAGTCCTTTCAGTAATATCAGAATCAGTGTACATTACTGCGCCACATACTTTTTCTATATCTTCTATTGCTGCTTCAAATGCATGGTTATGAAATCCTAAATCCGTTGCTAGGCTGGCATTTTCTAATCTATTCATCTTATCTTTGTGTTTAGTATATTATAATAATAACAAATCTTTTCTATTTCTGAAAGATTAATATGGCATTTCTATATTTTTATTTTCTTCAGCTTTAAACTTAGCAATTAATTTAGTTAATATAATCTTAAGCTCTTTAGAAAATTCACCTTTTTCAATTATCCATGAAAGATAGTTAAAATCATTTTCAAATATTTCTCTAAAAGGTTTTCCTTTATGCTTGCCAAAATTAAATATAATAGTTCTTTTACCATCTACATCAGCAAATTTTAATTTACCACCTAAATCAACTTGATCAGCTCTACGAGTATTTACCTCCTTATCTATTTCTTCTGCAGTATCAGCCATTTGGTATACTTCTCTTTGTTTTTGAAATATTTCCATTGTAGCTCTAACATCAGCCTCAGCTCTATGTGCACCTTCTAAATCTTTACCAGTATATTTTTTATAAGTACTAGTTAAATCTCTCTTTTCATAATTACTATAAATAAGGAAAGGATCCATTACTGCTCGACCTCTATGGTTAAATGCTATACCACATCTCATGAATTCCTCACATAAAAATGGTACATCAAAGAATAAGGCATTATACCCTCCTAAGTCGCAATCACCAATAAAATCGTTTATTTCAGATGCTATCATTTCAAAGGTAGGTTTATCCTTTAACATCTCTAGAGAAATGCCATGCTTTTCTTCAGCTTCGGCTCTCATCTCTACATTACCTGGGTTTACTAATTGATTATAAGTCTCAATCTCATTACCGTCAAAGTCGGTTTTAATCATGCATATCTCTATGATACGATCTGATGATGTACTTATTCCTGTGGTTTCTAAATCAAACCAAACTATATTTTTCTTCATACTATACTTTTTTACCTTAACTGTTATATAATTTATATAGCTAAAGTTAAAGTTAGTTTTAAGAAATTGTTAAGTAAGTGAAATAATTATATTATTAACAGTATCGCCTTCTGCAATCTGCTCAATTAATTCCATTCCATCAATAACATGACCAAATGTTGTATGACCTGGATCTAAATGTTGAGTTCCTCTTCTACTTAAACAAATAAAGAATGCACCCATTGAAGTATGTGGTGATCCAGTATTAGCAGCACTTAAAACGCCATAAGCATGAAAATTATTATTCTTTTTTCTTCGAGGTGTTTCTAATTCATCATATAAGTATGGATGACCACCTTCTTGTTCCTTTGGTCCTAACTGCACCATGAAGCCTGGTATAACCCTATCAAAACTTTGGCCATCATAATTACCGGCTTCTGCTTTAATAATAAAATTTCCAGTGTTTATTGGAGTTTCATCATAAAGACGAAAAGTAATATCTCCTTTATCCATTTTAAAAGTAGCAGTGTATTTGGTATTCATATTTATTTGTTTATTAATTAATATTAGTCATCACTTAAGTTGGAAATACCAGTAGTTATACTTACCGGTAATTGTTTCATTGTAGAATTCAATGCTATTAATGTAGTATTTAATTTTCTAAAGTCGGATTTCATTGAATCATTAGATCTAGGTTTTGGGGTATTACCTGTTAATGCATCTACACCTCGACCTATTAATCCTCCAATACCACCTCCACCACCAGAGCTTTCAGACATTATATCTCTAATTTCTTCAACTGCTTTTGCTAAAGCTACATATCCATCTCTTCTTCTAGGTAACTCAGAACCAGATTTAAATAGATCACCAAAGGCTACTGTTTTATCGATATCAATTTTATTAATAGAATCTGCAATTTTTGAAATTCCATCAGCCGCCTTTTCTAATTGACCTTTTTCTGCAACATCTCCTAAGGTTACAATAAATGATTTAAAATCATCTAACTCTTCAGACATTTCAGGATTAGCTGTATAAAGATCACTAAAGGCAGTTCCTATAGAAGTTAATAATTTACCTACTGATGTAGAAACAGCTTCTGGTTCAAAATCACCACTAAAAGCCTTAAGACCTTTTGCAATATCAGTTAATGCTGCACCTGCACCGTCAACAGCTTCAATACCTTTTTGTACTTTATTTTCATCCCATGATATTCCAAACAATCCAGTATCAGTTTCTTCCATACCACCAATAGAAGCAAATGCTTGTCCTACTAATCCTAATGTCACTTTAATTTTTTCAGCAATTGCTGTAGGATTTTCAATACCTGAAAATGTAGATAGTGCTGTAGCTATTTTACTTAATTCATCACCAGCACCTTGTACTGATTGTATACCTTCTTGTACTTTATTCTTTTTAATTCCAAATAAGGATCCAAAGAAACCACCAGCTGCTACATTACCTTCAGATGCAACAGCAGAGAATGCTTCTTGCACAAAACCAATTGATTTAGATATAGCAGCACCAACTACATCAAAATCTACCTTAGAGTCAACTAATTTTTGAAATTCAGTTAAACCAATTGCAATATCTTTTAAAGCTTTACCTGACCCTTGTACTGATTCTAAACCTTCAGCTACCTTATTCTTTTTAATTCCAAATAAAGATCCAAAGAATCCACCTGCCTCAACATTACCCTCTTCAGCAACCGCAGCAAATGCTCTTTGTATAAATCCAACTGTTTTAGCTATAGCATCTCCTAATACGACAAAGTCTACTTTACTATCTACTAATTTTTGAAATTCAGTTAAACCTCCTGCTATATTAGTTAAGGCTTTACCTGCATCCATTACAGAACTAATACCTTTCTTAGTGGCATTAGGACTAAATGCGTTTCCAAATACTTTTCCAAATATACCTGTTGGTGTTGCAGCTTCACCACCTGCTTGAGCAAATGCTGTACTGATTCCTGATAATACTGTTGCTAATTGTAAACTTTGATCAGAAGTCCAACTTAATTTTTGGTATGCTTTTAAACCTTTTGATAATACTATTAATGATAATCCTGCTGCACCAAATCCTGCAGCAGCTGCTATCATTTTAACAGAATCAACTGCTCCAGTTAAAGCTCCACCAATAGAACTAAAGAATCCACCAACACCACCCCCACTAGGCGGTCCTATAAATGCTGCTTTTACACCAGCTAATGTTGTTGTTAATTTAAGAGCATCATCTTCAGTAAAGTCAACCTTTTTAATTGCTACCAATCCTGGGGCAAGCGCCAATAATGCAACACCTATAGCGGCAAATGCAGCGGCACCTGGTATAATAGCTACTGCGCCAAAACCGGCAGCAGCAAACAATAATCCCATTGCTGTTAATAATGCAGATTGTATCCCAATATCTTCTAATGTAACATCTTTAGTTGCATGTGCAAATGGTATATAACCTAAACCAAATACTAATAAACCTATACCCATAGAAGCTAATGAAGCCGCCCCTTGAATAATTAAACCGAATAGAGAACCTAGTAAAGCAGTTACAACACCAATACCTACTAATACCCCTGCTTGTATAGCTATACCTTCAAGTGTTGGTGCAGTGCTAGCAACGGCAAATGCAAATAGAGCATACCCTAAACCAAACACTAATAAACCTACTCCCATGAATGCCAAAGCCATGGAACCCTTTTTTATCTGTTTATCAAATAATCCTAATATAGCAACAGCACCACCTATTAAAACTAACGTGGCAACCATTCCTAATAATATAGCAGGCTGCATTAAAATAAAGAATGTAGTTAATGCAAACACAGCTAAGCCTACTGCAAATGATTTTAAAGCATCACCTATATTATCTAATGACTTCGCACCTTTCGCTATTGGCTTTTCTGCCATTCCTAATATTAAAAATAAAGGTGTTATTAGAGCAACTGCTATGTATAATAACGGAAGACCTATTGCTGCAGGTATTAATAAAAGAGCTGATAGTGCTAATGCTTTAGAAAAGTTAAGTATAGAATTACCCATAGCCATCATTGCCTTTGCACCTTTATCCATTTTCTTTGGATCAGACTTAGACCACATTTCTATTTGGGTTCTTACAAAGTCATTAAATTTATTAATAGTCTTTGTAGGGACTAACGTAAATATTAATAAACCTTTAGCCATAGCTGCAGTACCAGCACCTAACATTTTAAATGCATTACCACCAGCAGCCATTCCGCCAGTTCCTTTACCTTTACCACCACCCATTAATCCAGCAAGACCACCGCCTTTTTGCTGTTCCATTAACTTGGTTTGTATTTTTAATTCTTTTAGAATTTGCTCTTGTACTGCACCACCAGATGATTGGCCAGTAGTACCAACAGCAACAGTTAGCGCGTCTATTGATGCTGCAGTGGATTCTGTCGCAGCCTGGATCTTAGTTAAAGGATCCATTAAGTCTTTTAAAGTTACAACAGCCATTTAGATTTTATTTTTAAAATTTAGGCATGGAGATTTTTGGCATTGTAGGGGTTTTAAATTTACTAGCCATCCCATCCATATTGTATTTATCGTTGGTGTCTTTAGTATTTTGTTGCTCTTGCTTATTGCGCTCTTTCAATAAGTCATTATAGATTTCTAATGTGTACTCATATTCATAGAAAGGAAGCAAATCCAACTCTGAAGGTTGGAGATGCAACTTTTCTAATAATAATACTCTAACTTTAAAGAAGTTCAGTAGAGATATCTGGAATAAGGAACAAAGCCTTGATACCGCCGGGAAACGTTAGAGGAACAGTGACCTCCTCACTGCAGCTTTTACATGGAAATACCATCTCCGGTTTAACACCGACTTTCATATCTTCAGCTAACCTGTAGACAATTGTATATTTTGTAGCATCCCAGCCTTGAAAAGATGTAATCTTAGAGAATATATCCTTTTCATTCCAACCTCTCCATTCTCTCTGTAGATAAGGTAAGATAGCTAGAGTAGATTTATCCCAGCTTTGGTTTTTCTCTTCTCTATCTCTGATATAATCAGTTATAGCCCTCATTACACCTATTGTAGGTGGGGCCATTTTAATAATACCATAATTTTTTGTTGCGACTGAATAACATTTATCAGCATCATCATAGTATTTTTCAAATCTCTCTACAACAGAATTAAACTGTAAATTATCTGTTCTTAATTCTACAGATTCTTGAGAGTTACAACTAGAAGTCTTGCATGATTTTCTACTTATAGGCATCATTAATGTTTGCTCACCAGTTTTGAAAGTTAATTCTCTAATTGATAGTATTAAATAAATTCTATCTTCTTCAAGAATATCTTTATAAGATCCTCTCTGTGTACCATACGTTACTTTAGAACATGCTACTACAATGTTATTTAAACCTTCATCTACTTCCTTTAGGTTATTTTCATCAATAGTAGAAAAGTTTCTAACCTCAGCAACCTTTGCAGGTCTAATATGAATTTCAAAATCTTCTCTATAAAATTTACCTTTTGATGGAAAGCTGTTAAGATCCAAACGAGTATAGCCTATCATTGCATTTAATCGCTGAACTTCAGGATCATCATTAGTAACTTTATTCATTTGTCTAGCAACATCAACCTTTCCTAAACCTGTAACTACATCTCTAGGAGTTTCTGTAGCTTCTACTGGTATACCTTCGGCTGCTGCAAATTCCTTCTTAATATTTTCTTCGTGCTCGTTTGACATTATTTAGTTATTTTTTATTAATTTTTTCTCTGTGGTTGTTTCTTCAACTATATGCTCTACAATTAATTGTCTAACGTATCTTGAAATGGCAACAGGTTTAATTCTGTTTTCCATTGATTTTTGTATAATAATTGCATTAAGACTATCTTCATCACTAGGAGTTAATAATACTTGCAATTTTTTAGTTAATCTTTTCTTTTGTGGAATAAGTTCCTGTACAGTTTCATTAAAACCATATTTAGGATTATCAGATTTAAATTTATTAATCCAATACTCTACTCTTTTTAAAACATCACTTAACGATTCATCAGCTTTAAAGACTTCCATAACTTCTCGCTTAAATGCTTTAGTTCCAAAATCCTTTACTGCTCGTTTAATGTATTTTCCTGTGCCAAAGTTGTTTGGGTTATCATTTACTGAATAACCTACATAAACCTTGTTTGTTTTTTCTTGTTGTAATTTATAGATAATCATGTTTCTATATTATATAATTTATATTATATATTGAGAAGAAGGTAAAAAAACTGGGATAGCTATAAAACAATCCCAGTTTATGTTAAATTAATTTATATTACGATCCTACGTTCTCTTCAACCCAATGATCACAACGATAAGTCATTGTTAAATCAACTGCGTCTGGAGTAGTATAATTTAGTTCATCCACAAAATCCATCTGACCAGTTGGGAATACATCTTTAAATGTAATCTTTCTGAAGATATCACCTGCTCGGTTATATTGAACAACAATCATACTTCCTACGTAATCTTTCTTTAATCCCATTTCACCAGTTAATGGATCATAGATTATATTAGTCCAATTACGGAATGTATTATAGATGTAGTTTTCATTAGCTTCATTCAAGTTAAGACTGAAGTTAAGAGCTAGATCAACAAATGTTTGACCTGGCATACTTGCAAATGATCTATCTGCAAATTTGTACTTTTGTCCAATTGCATCAATTGATGGATTTAAGTTATTTAAACCTCCAATTGAATTTACCTGTTCTAAGATAAGACCAGTATCATCCCCTAATGGAGAAAATATAGTCACCTCAAAAAGGTTAGGTTGAACTGGTTCGTACCTTTGGCTACTGGCCCTTGACTGGGTATAATGTGGTAACGGCATAATTTATTTTGTTTTTTTATATATTCGTCTTAGCTAACCTCTTATTGGAAGTTTCCTGTACTAATTGCACCGGTTCTTAGAATAGTTGTTCTTTGTACAAGAATTTCCATTCCTCTTACTGGTTCAATATATGTATCTAGGATACCTACATTCTGATCAATAACTTCTGGTGTATTATTAGTTTCATCCATTATATTTCTATAATCAAAAACCCCATCATCATTTTGAACAGTTGATAAGAAATTATCAGCTAATGTTTTTATTTCTAATCTTGTTTGAGCTGTATTAAATTCAAATAAGTAGTTTTTAAGAATTGCATCTATACCATCTTGAATATAAATTACAACCTCTCTAACGTTAATAGAACTTAAAGCAGATTTTGGAACCTGTTGTGCGGTTTTATTTGCAAATATAGTTGGTCCTGTTCCACTTTGGAATACAATTGGATTTAATCCGAATGGTTCCAAAAAGTTACGATCAGTTGTATCAAGATTTATTTCTAAACCTACAACCCCATTTCCACCAATAACTCCACGTCTTACACCAGCCACGATTGACCAAGGTAATGCGTTTTCATATTTAAGTATAAAATTATTAGATACGTTTGCAGCAGGAGGTACATTTATATTCTTACCTAAATCTCTAACTGTTACAAATGGATAATAATATCCACCATAAGAACCATCGCTCGTTGCTGATGGTAATGAATATCTAATCGTTGGGTTTTTACTAAGATCTCCACCTTCTGCAATAAACTTAGAAGATAGTTGGCCAGTTATTGTTGTAAACGTTGGATCTATATTAGTTCTAAAATCTTTCGCTGATGGTGCATTAACAATTGCAAATGCATTTTTCCTTGCTCCACATAATTTAGTAAATATAGATTTACAATTTGCCTCTATACCATTTCCAAAAGTATCTACTAAATAACGGAAGTTAATAGTTTCTCTATCAGTTAAGGCATTAGCTAATTGTGTACCTAATAAAATTGGACTTAATATTTCATTTTGTCTTGAATTAGTACCATTTGGTAATTTAGTTAATGGATATGCATATCCAGGTAATTCAAAGATATTTAAAAAATCTATCCATCTGTCAATTGGTCTATATAGTTCTACGAATGTTGTAGCTTGACCTACTGGCTTGTTAGTATCAATTTCTGATTGAGTTGTTACTAATACACCAGATCCATTTGCAGGAATTGATAATGGAAACTCAGCAGGAGTTGCTGTTCTTACAGAATTAATTCTTGTTAATCTTGATGGCGCCGTTGAGCTACCTTCAGAATGTACTAAGTAATTTCCTACGATTACTTTTGCAATTTGAGGATTTGTTGAATCTATTACAACTTGATTAGGTAGTATACCAGCTTCTGAAGCATTATCACCTAAAATAGCTATTGTTAAATTATTTGATCCTTTTAATGTTTGTACGTTTAAAGTATTTGCTGCTACTGCAACTGCCTTAGATGTTAGGAATAATCCTGTGCCATCTAAAGTAAAATTAGCATGATCTTGTAAAACTGTAAAATCAGCATCTTGATAAGGTATTATTCTTACGGCAGATGGGAAATAAGCTGAATCAGATATTGCATAAGGTGTTCCTGCTGGTGTTCCTGTTGGAGCAGCATTTGGAATAAAACCATATGTTGTAGAAACAAATCTTAAGAATGATGTTTGTTGAATTCCACCTACATTGTAAACTGCTTCATCTCCATCAGTTAAAGTTCCTAAAGCAAATGCAGCTAATGCAGTAGATCCGTATCCACCTATAATACCAGCTGTTGCGTTTGATAATGGAAATTCATCAGCTATAAAGTCAATTGCAGATTCATTTACAAATGTATATGATGCTTTAAGCATTATTGCAGGTGTTATACCTCCAACTGCAGAAACTTGTATACTTGTAATATTACCACCTGCGGCAGCTGGTGTAACTAAAGTAACTGGAACCCAAAATACCGTAGTTCCTACTGTTCCTTGTATAAATGATCCTACTGTTGTAGCAGTATTTGCTGTCATTGCTTTCATTGCAGTAAATATTGCATCTTTAGCAGCATTTGCATTTGTTGCTACTATTTGTACGTCGGTTCCACCAGATATTACTGATGTTGTCATAGTACTAGTTGTAACAGCAGCTACAGTTCCAGCTTCTACTTGTCTACCATAAGCCAAGTCAGAAACAATTGTTCCACTATATGATAACATATTAATATCAGTTTGACTACTAGTGGTTTGAGCGTATTCAAGATTATGTCCTACTAGATCAATTCCACCAGAAACACCATCGATAAGTATATCTCCACTAAATAAATCTTCATTTACAGTACAGAATAATCCAGTAGATGCAGTATCAGCATTAATAACTTTTTCAACAAAAAGGTTATTACCTAATAGATCTACAAAATCAGGAATTAAACATGCAGTATAAGTTGCAACTAAGTTTACTTCCGGTTCATTAAAAAATTGTGCGATTTTTGTATCAGTAGCATCGGCATCTAATACTCTTCTTTGTAATCCTTCTGTTGCATTAAAATATTGTTGGAATGTTGGATCTGATTCGAATCTTTTATAAGGTTCTATATCTTCAAATTTACCACCAAAGTTACCGTCTATCACAAAGACGTCAACGAAGAAGTCAGATATTAAACTATCTTTATCTAAAAATCCTGGTACATTAGCAGAACCATACCATTCTTCAACTGTTACTTGGTAAGGTAAAACATTTCCAGGTGCAGATTTTTTTGCAATTACAGATATAGGATTTTGTCCTAAATTAACAATATCAAAGAAATCATTTACACTAGCAGAATTCAATACGCTAGTATTAGCGCCCATTGCAATTAAAAATGAATTAGTATCTGGATACCAAAATTTGTCTGTATTATAAAACTTACTAAATTCATAACCATCTGTGCTAGCAGCATATCCTAAGTTACGCTGAGCATCTGGTGTAGCTGATGTTGCAAACCTATTAGCATATACTAAATCAGTTGAAGTTAATGTAAGTAAATTTAGTGCAAGAATTGGTCCTCTTTCCAATGCTGTCAAGCAGCTTCTGTGGAAAAAAGAATCTTTTCTTTCTAAGGTTCTGTCTATATCACCATATACTTGCTTAAAAAAAGCTGTATCTGGAATAAAGACAGGAGTATTAAACGGGCCTGTCCTAGAGAAACCGACTATAAGTCGTGTTTGGTTTGCGGGAATACTTACTACTTGACTTTTGTCAAATTCGAAACGATATGTACCTGCAGCTTTAAGAGAAGCGATTTTTGGATCTAGTGCCATCTTGTATTATATTTTTTTTGTTTATTAGTTTTTTTATATATCTACTAAGTATCTACTTTTTATACTAAGTCATAGATATCAAAATTTAGATTCCCACCCTTTGAATCTTTTTCTAGAATTTCTTCGATTTTAATTTGTATGCCTGGATCTATTACATCATAAATCTCCTCAACAAAATCAGAGAAATCTAAAGTAGTGAAGAACTCTGAACTGTTTATACAAGTCATAATTAAATCATCATTACCTAATTGCCCTGCATATGAACCATTAGGTAGCTTTCCAAAAGTAGAAGATTCTTTTACAGTTTCTTTATCAAATATTTGAATTTTGTTTTGAGAAATGTATTTTTTAAAATTTTGACAAAAAATTGGTTTATTGTCTTTCTTTACTTTAAGGCCAAACTGTTTTATCTTAGCATCTACTCTGTGTTTAAATTTAACGATTGATTCTTCATCAAATTCATTTCTTTGAGGAAATACAGTTTCCATTCTTTTTATTAATTCACCACCAAACATATTCCATTCTATAATTAGTTTTACATTTTCTGAGAAAAATAAATCGAATGATAAAATATACAATGATTTTGCAAATTCTTCAATAGTATGAGAATTACTCCTAAACCTACCTACTTGACTTATACCAAAAAAGTCAACAAAACTTCCTGGTGTTGTTACACCACCCCAATCTTTTAAATCTAGCATTTTTATTTGAAATATATTAATAACAGAATAATCACCGCCTACACCTTCTGCAATATCTACAGAGAATACCCAATAATTATAATCTTCTTCAATTTCATCTAAATTAAAACCTGGCTTCCACAATAAACCAGAGTAATCAATTTCAGCATCATCAAATTCTGGTATTTCTTTATGTTCAAATTCTATTTGGTTTTCAGTAAGCTTTTTTAAACTAGCAGCCCCTAATAATAAAGAAGAGCCTGCTATAAATTGATTTCCGTATTGTCTATTAAAAGCTTCATCACTACCTAAATTAGCAACTTCTTGCTGTGCCCATTTATCATCTCTCCCTGGAACATCCCACCAATCAACTCGGAATGGTGTATATTCACTTAATCCTTTATCAGCGGCAGTATAAATATCATAGAACTTGTTAAAGCCATTAGGTGTGCTAGTAATTATTACTTTAGAATTAGTTGATGCTGAAACTGTAGGATATACATTTTCATAAAAAGTATCTACAAAATTGGCAGGTATATGGGCAAACTCATCCATAAATAATAAATGAATAGTAAAACCAATTGCTGCTTTCTTAGTTGTAGTTTGGCCTATGATCCTACAACCATTATCAAACTTAGAGTTAAACACATCCCATTTAAGAGTACCAGGCTTTATAAAGAAGGGTAAATGTTCTAATATAGTTTTACCTTTATCAATAATTTCTCTTGTTGTAGCACCCTTATTTGAAAGTATTAGCGAATTTTTATCAAAGTTAAATACTGAATACCATGCAATAAAAATAGATGAACATATAGTTTTACCAACTTGCCTACTTGCAAGACAAACATTAAATCGCTCTGCTTGAAATTGCCTTAACATTTCTTCTTGATAAGGCCTTAGATTAATTGTCTGTAAACCATGATCTGTCATTACAGTACAATAGGTATTAGCAAAGTATACAATATCCTTTGCGCACTTTTTAATTTCTCTTAATTCATCTGGTGTATAATTAAATACAATGTTTCCTTTTCTTAAATTAGGATTACCTTCGTAGAATGGCGTGGACTTAGGCTTATAACCTTCATCAATAGCTAGCATTAACTGCTCCACTTTCTTTGAAGTCCATGAAAATTGTTCTTGGCCTTTAGATATCTTTAGTTCAAATCCTGCTGATTCTGCTTGTGGTTTAGCCATCGTTTTCCTCTAGTATAGCAATAATTTCATTAATGTGGATTATCTCGTATTCGATATCATCCAATGTTGTTATTGTACCATTACCTATATTTTTTAAAATAACATCACCTTCTTTTAAATGCTCAGCTTTACCAGCATTAATAACCCTAGCCTTTCGGTTATGTTTTTCATTAGGTATAATAATACCCGATGATGTTTTTTGTTCTTGCTGTTCAATTTCTTGAATTAGCAAATAATTATTCTTCATTTTCATTTCCATCGACGTCTTGTATATCTTCTTCGTTAATTGTATCTTGTAAAGCTCTCATTAAATCTTTTGTCCCTCGAGATTTAATACCACTTTGTTTATTGGATGATGAGGAGCTTTCGGTATTATGGTAAATATCAACATCACGTGATATCTTTTTGGCGTTTTCTTCAATTGCCACCATATACATTGTTTGACTTTTAATAATATCCAAAAGAGTTCTTTGTAAATCACTAAGTACTTCAAACATCCTCGGTGAAACATCACCTTCATGTATAGTTTCCATTAATAAGGTAATTGCTGTTTCACTATTTTGCATTTGTCTTATTAACATAGATAAAGCAGATTCATCTAATTGAGCTTTAGCTCTAATATATTCATGCTCTGCGATAATCTCTTCACTTAAATAAAAAGTTAATAGACTATTCATTACCTTTTCAGCTTTATTCTTAGCTCTAACTAATTGAGCGCCTTGTCCACTATCACTACTGACAGGCTTGAGGTCTAATTGGTTTTCTCCTAATCCTTCTACCTCATCAGGTAAATCATTTAAGAGATCTCCTAAACTATCACGAAACTTGTCTTTCGATGTTTCTTTCATATAACTAAATTTATAATATATATTCCAAGTTACCTTGGGTTAGTAACGATTGGTAGTAATAATTCTGGTGAAGCATTATCTAATAATAAAGCTAAATGAGAATCTTTTACTACATATTGACTTAAAATTAATTCTTGTAATCCTTCTTCTATTGGTTGGCTCCATATTCTAATGTTAGTTAAATCAGTTTCACAACCTATTAATTTCCATGCATAACCATCAACCATTCCTGTTGCTGGTATTGTTTTAGTCTCAGAAAAAATCCTTGTAAGATCAGATGTTTTTTCTGGATTAATTGAACCTGCAACGTCTACTGTATTATATAAGAATAATGATAATTGTTTTGCTAGGTTATTTAAATTAACAGTAGCAGCATACCATTCACCTTTATTTAATGTTACTGGATTTGGTGGTTGAGATAAATCATATTTATAATAAGTGTTAACTCCTGAATCATTTAAAGTAATTATAAACCAGTTTACAGTATATGTAAAGCTTGTTAATATTTGTACAGGATCTAGATCTGTATCATATTGTAAAAAAGTATTACTTACTTCTTTAGCAAATTTTGCAGTGGTAGCTATAGTTCCATCTATATAAGGAGTATCTAAAGTTAAAGTGTTAGTAGCTGCATTGACTGATTTGACTTTTTGTATACCGTTATAAGAATTAGTCCCTCTTACATTAATCCAATCACCTGTTTTTATTACATCGGATACTGGTCCTACTGGTAAGCCTGGTGTAGTGATCATAGGATAGGCTGCACTATTACTTATTTGAGTTATACGTACATTCTTCTGTACTGGTGCTTTATATTGAGGCCTAAACCAAAATGTAAAAGCTCTATTATCAGTATTCGCCCATCCACCTTTGTAACGATATTTAACAGCAACTGATGGGATTGTATTATATGAATTAGTTAATGTTCCTAGAGCATAATGATATTTAGAAATGATTGTCCATTGATTATAGACATTCTCTTCTGTAATTGTCATCTTTTTATTTAAAGCTCTTCTTACATAATCATTTGCTTGACTACCTATAGTATTATATTCATTAGGTTTTCTAACATCTTTAAATTCATTTTCTCGTTCAACTCTAAACTTTTCTTCAACATTTGAAACTAAGGCTTCAGTAGAAGCTTCAGCTGCATCTCCTAATACAGTATCTTCATAACCAACATTAGTTCTTTGTTGATATGTAACTAAACTTACTCTCCAATAAGATCCAGTATACATAAAATCATCAGCTTCTGCTATTGCATCAACTTCATACATTCTATTCATAAATTGTTTAAAATATAAATAGTCTCTCATTTGCGGTTTAGAACCTATCCCAAAGATTGCTTCAAATGCAGACTTAACAATATGAATTTCAAATTGAACAGGAAAATCCATCATTAATGGATTAAATGCAATATCCCTAGTAGGTAATTCATTATCAGGAATTAATATCTTAACTTCACCTTCTTTTATAACATCGAATAGTGAATATTCTTTTAAAATAACATCTCTACTTCTTTGATCTGCTTTAGTTTTATAATAATCAACACAAAAACCGAATAAATTAGATGCCATTGCAGATAACTGAGTATACATTTGACCAGCTCTAGATATGTCATATGGATTCCAACCAGCATCACAACAATCAAACGCTAAGTTTAATGCGCCTGAGCAACCGTCAACACCACCACAATCAATTTGAGGTATTTTACATATTACCCCACCATCAGTTACAATCTCTAAAGCAATCGAAACAAAAGTTAATGTACAATCACCAACTTGTGTATATCTATATTCAATCCAAAATTTATTAGCTGGGTTTAATACTAAAGACTCTAGATTAGCATCTGTTAATGTAACCCAATCAGAATAAGTTACGCCGTCAATACCCCATCTATAATCCTTGTTATAATAACAAGAAGTATCTTCACCTGTAATAGTATCAGTAAATCCTAATACTTCGGTTACATTTTCATAAGGTGTCTTAAGACTAACTAATAGTTGATCCCCGTTAGCATCTGTTGATGATCCTGTTACTGCCATGTTATGAGTTTATTTGTTGATCTTCTGATTTATCAATTTTCTTGGCCCATATTTTATCAGCAGAAGCTAATCCTAAACCACCAATACATATTGCAGCTACAGCATTTATTAAAGCTGGCTCTACTGGTTGTTCAGTATAAAGGTTAATGAAAAGTGCTACGCATAAAGATAAGCCTGCAGTTATTCCTATAAATCTTTTTGAAGAAGGTGTACCCTTTTCATCTCTTAAAAGGCCACTAATCCAATTTATTATCTTTTTCATATACAAACATTATTTGTTTATATATTCATGTTCTAATACGGTGTATAATCAGTCTTAACTAATAAAATAGGATTATCTTCTTCTATTTTAGGATCTACTGAAGTAATAATTTCAAATGTATCTACTTTATTAGATTCATCCATTTCAGCAAGGATGTCAAACAAAGTAACTGCATGGATATAAAAATAAGGATTTCTTTCTAAATATTTATTGTTTATTATACCAACATCTATAAAGCCTTTATTAAAAATATCTAATTGTTCTCTATCTAATATTTTAGTTAAGTCAAAAAGACCTTCTATAATATTAAAATGAAAACTTACAATTTCATGTCCACTTTCAATTTTTATTAATCTAGAAAAATCCTTTTCATCTGATATTTTAAATGTAATCTTTTCAAGGTTTGATAACCTTTTTATAATAGATTGTAAAAAGAAAATGGAATTAGGCTTAAAGTTAGGATTAGGTAATAAGTCTTGTTCTACTGTTTTTTGTAGCTGTGCACGTAAAAATGTAGAGGTTTGTATTGCCCTTTCAAATTGATCTAATGAAACGATAAACTCTTCTAGTTTATTAGATTCATTTTTACACTCTTTTTTTACTCTAGATATAATCAGATTATCAATGTAATCATTCTTATATAAAGTAAATGCAATATGGGTTGGTATTTCTAATTCAAATTTATTATCAATTAACATCATCACTCATCTGTTTTTCTAATACATTTATTGCATTCTTAATTTCAGATGGGTGGTGCTTCATTGCTTCCTTAAAATCGCGTTCACCTATTTCATTAATCTTTAAATACAGATCTAATGCTTTAGGATTAGGGTCCCACGCTTTTACTTTTTTAGGTGCCTTGGTTTTAGTATAAATAAATCCAGGTACTCTATTAAATTTTGATGCAACCATTCTCCACGCTTCTGCTTGACCTACTGGATCAATCTTCAGTGCATTAAACATATTTGCTTGAATGGGAAATTTAATACTCATAAATCTATTTGTCATAAATGAATTTTTAGATTTATCGTATCCTTTTAATTTTTCCCACTGTGGATCTCGACCAAACAAGACCTTTATGTAATCAAATAACTTCATTACTTTTATTATTTATACGACTTATTGATACAATTGTTTTCTAGTTTTTAGAAAATCTTTCCTTTGGATTTTTTATTAGTAATAAATGACATATCATTGTTATCATCGTCTTTATCACCTTTAAAGAAACTTGCCTTAAATGCAGAGTTATCATCACCATCATACTCTGTACCTTCTACTATTTTTTTCATAGTTGATACATTAGGTAATTTTAATTCATTAATGTTTATTTTAGATTCTACTGATTTAAACATTTCATCCAAAATACCTTCTGGTATAGTATGAGAACTAAGTACCATTAGATTAACATTGGATTTAAGATTAGTTATAATCTGTTCTCTGCTCATATGTTTAGCTTTCATATGTCTAATAGTTATGTTTGCTAAATCAGTGATATAACCGTCTTCATATAAATACATATGAGATAAGGTGCCATGCTTTTGTTTAAATTCATTTATAATAGCAGTTGCTTTACCTTCACTAATACCATATCTTCTTGATTTTCCATTTTTAGGAGTAGAGATATGCCAATAAGCAGGTGGAACATTATCACCTGAATCACCAGTTAGAACTTTACGAAAACGGAATTCCTCTGGATCTACTTCTATTACAGAAACTTTCTTTTTAGCAATTATTGATGATAATAATTTTTTAGATTGGGCTTCTGGTGTAGATGAAGATTTTAATACATCAAATATATCTTTAGAGGTTTCTTCTTCTTTAGTAGTAAGCCATTCAGAAAAACCTTGATAGGTATACATTTTTTTATGAGCTGGTGAAAATAAAATTGTATGAGTACTGTTTGTTTTACTTCTGTTTACTAATTGAACTAAATCTCTATCACCAGTAAACATAATAACTGATTTGTCATTTGCTAATGATTCAGTATTCCATGCATACATAAGATCATCTCCTTCTGCGCCATCTATTTTAGAATAGATAACACCTTGTTTAATAAGTAGCTGAGTAAATTCTTCTGTAACTTTAGAAAAGTTTTTCCAATTAATTGAACTATCCTGTTTACGATTACCTTTATATTCTGCATCTGGATAAAAATCTTTTCTCCATGACCTTGAATCAATAGTCCATACTACCTTATCTATAAGTCCTTCGAATAATCTAATCTGATATGCAAAGTCAGTTGCTAGCTTTCTCATAAAAACGATTGCGTCTTCATCAGTACCTAGCATTTCTTCTTTTTTGGATTTTCTTGGTAAAACGTATAATGTTCTAAAAAGAAAATAATTACCGTCTATTACGAATGTATGCCTTCCTGTTTTTCTCATTGTATTAGTATTTAATATAATAATAACAAATTTTAGTTATTACTGAAAGTAGATTTTAATGTTTTTTCTTCGCAGCACTGTTTATCATAACCCTTTTGTCTAAGATTATAATAATAGCTAACCGCTGCTCCTAATTGATAATGATTAGGATATGTTTTAATTAATTTTTCTAAGAATTGCGCTCTCATGCTCCATTTAATATTGATTGCAGTTCATAAATACATGCAAGCATTGATACTGCAGGATCTATTACTTGTTGTCTTTGTGATTGATATTTTGCTACTGTAATAATTATTTGTGGTATAAATTGAACATATGATTGTCTTTCTTGTTGAACAAATTCTATAAACTCTGCACCTAGAGAAGATAAAACATCATCAGATCTATTTGCATAATTTGATAACATATATTGATAATTTTTTACAGGATCTGTTCCGTCTATAACTAAATCATAAATATCTTTATAAACTGAACTAAATTGTTTTATATCATCAACAGTTATTGTATCTTTACCTTGTGATTGAAAACCTTGTAACTGATTAAGCATATTTCTTAAATCAGGAAATTTTCTTTTTACTAATTCTACAGCTGCATGTTTATCAATACCAATACTTTCATCTTTACAGATTTTTAGAATCCTCATAATGTAATGTTTCATTATTTCAGTTTCTTCATCTTTAGAAAAATCAAAATCAATCATCTCAAACCTTGATTGAATTGGATCTGGTACTTTATTAATATAATTACATGTTGCTACAAATCTTGCATTAGTTGCAAACTGATCCATTGTAGCTCTTAATGCTTTAAAGAATTGATCAGATACTCCATCGATCTCATCTAATATAATTACTTTCATTTTTCCTGGCTCATCCATTATAGAACGATTAGCACAAAAGTCAGTTATTCTATTTCTTACAACATCTACAGAAGTATCGGTTGATGCATTGATATAAAGATACGGGTGTTTAAAATGTTTTACTAAAACTTTAGCAGCAGATGTCTTACCTGTACCTGGACTACCATGTAATAATAAATGTTGATAAACGCCCTTACTTAATTTCTCACCTACTCTTTTAGGTGTTATTAAATCTTCTAATGCCTTTGGGCGATATTTCTCTGTAAGTAAAATGTTTTGTATATTGCGCATGAATTGATTTATTTTTATATGGTAAAGATAGTGAGTTGTTTACACTGAAATAAATATAAAAATAGCAAACTTAATGCAAAGGAATAGAAGGTCTATTAAAAGGATTATACAAGAGCCAAGAGCAATACAGCATAATAGCAATGTTAATCGTAGAGAAATTATAAATCATCCTACCAAACCTGTATCTACACCACATACTCATCTAAACAAACCTAGGCATGTAATACCTGTACCAAATTCATCTAATAAAAAAATAACATATAATAGTATTCCTAGGAAATTTGAAGGAGAAACTATTTATTTAATTGGGGGTGGGCCATCTTTAAGAGATTTTGACTTTAATTTATTAAACGGATCAAAAACTATTGCAATCAATAAAGCAATTCTTTTTTATCCAAATGCTAATGTTTTATTCTGGACAGATACAAGATTTTATAATTGGCATAAAAATGAAGTAGATAATTATAAAGGTTTAAAGTTTACACTTAGACCTAGTAGTCAATATACTGAAGATATTAATTTATTAAAGAAAGGTAAGCCTCATGGGTTGGAATTAGATAATCAAACACTAGCTCATGGTAATAATAGTGGATATGCTGCAATTAATCTAGCTTTTCATCTAGGAGCAAGACGTATAATTTTATTAGGATTTGATATGGGTAATCATATGGAGAATAATAAATTAATTACTCACTTTCATGATGGCTATCCTTCAAAGGCTGCACCTGATCACGTTTACCAAGATAAGTTTTTACCAGGTTTCCAAGAATTAAAATCAGAACTTAATGATTTTAGTAATTCAAAAGGTTTAGGAATAACTGTATTAAATGCATCTCCTTATAGTAAATTAAATGTATTTCCTAAGATTACAATAGAGCAAGCGTTAAGCTTTAGATGATTTCTTTGCATAAGTCATAAACTCTCTCTGTTCTTTCTTAAGGAGGTGTTTACAGTGTTTAGTAAATTTGATAGATGTATCTATAATTCTACCGTCAACGCTTCTGTTCCGTGAGTTATGGGCCTTAGTACATTTGCTACAAACAAAATTTTCTACTTTCTTAGAATCCATTCTAGATTTAATAGGAACTTTACATATTCCACAATTCCATGCAATAAGATCTGCTGACTTTTCTAATTCTTTAAGAGTAGTAAAAGTTTCTCTAAAAGGATTCCATATAGCTTTATTAACATTCTTTTCATGACCATTCATATCCTCTACTTTAAATATAACTTCAAAAGCTTGAGTATCAGAATCTAACCATTTCATATGACGGTTATTTAAAAGCAATTTTTGCTTCAAAGGCGGAAGGTTTTCTAGAAGAATACCATACCGCCTTTTATACCATCCAAAGTTTATTTTACGAACTTTATACATAGAGTTTTAATTTACAGGTTTGGTCTTAATCTTGCAAACTTTTCAGATACAGATTCTACTAACGGTGTAACAGATTCACCTATTGCTGATAGTTTCTTTTTAGCATCAGTCTCTTTTTTCTTTAGTTCAGCAATATCTTCTTTACTATCTTCTAACTTTTTCATTATTACCTGAACCTGCTCATCAGATACTCTACCTAATTTCTGATCTCTTTTAGCCTGATCTAAATCTTTCATTGATTTAGTCATTGAAGCTCTTTCATCTTCGATAGATTTATTATAAGCTTTAATATCAGCTTCTATTTTTGCACTACCGTCATCCTTTCTTTCTTCTTTGGATTTCTCACCAGCAGCTTTAGCATCTGCCATTTCTTTATCCGCTGCTTTGCTAGCCTTATCTTCTATATCTTTATTAGTATTATCTGCTTTAGCAACAGGAGTTTCTTTAGCAACAGGAGTTTCTTTAGTTGCAGGAGTTTCTTTAGTTTCTTTATCTTTTACTGGCTCTTCTTTTTTAGCAGCAGTAGATTCAAAATCCTTTATACCACCAGCTAAGTTAGTTGCTTTTTTATTTAATTCTGTTTGTTTTACTTTTAATTGTTTAGCCTCTTCACCAGTAGCAGACTTAAGTATAGTTTTATTAGCAGCAACAGAAGCCTTTACTTTTGCGAGAGACGAAACCTTTTTTAATATAGGTGATGTAGCTAAACTATCCATTCTATCAATCACGCCTTTGGCAGTATCCTTGAGTGCATCATTCTTTGCAGCATTAGCCTTTGTTAACACAGCATTCTTCTCAGGATCTTTTACTGTAGATTTTTGTTTCTTTTTCTCAAAATTAACATCATTAAGAGCAACTGCCACTTTAGCCTTAACTAGCTTTTTAGCATTATTCTTAATCTTTACGTATTTAATAGGAGTTTTAATTACATCCATTATTCCTTCATTTATAAACTCAGAATATGTTTTTAATTTTGCCATGATCTATTATTGTTTTTAGTTGTTTTATATATTCAAGCTATAAGAACAAAAAAGCCACTCCGAAGAGTGGCTTTTTATATAAAATATTACTATTGGTTCAAATTATACAATCTGAGCACCACCAGCGAACGTAAAGTTCATTGTGTAATACATTAATTCAGGATTAAATCCAGCATCTACTAAAGCGAATCTTGATTTAACTGCAATTTTAGGAGCCATAGTTCCTTCAGCAATTGTTTCAACTGATTCAGCCATTAAGTAAGGCATAAATACAATACCAGGAGAATTACCATCACCTTTACGTCCTACACAAATTGTATAGTCATTAAAAGCTCTGTTAGGATCTACATAAATTGTTACCCCAGCAATCGCACCGATTGGATATAAAGATCCACCAGCTTGGTTAACTGTATTAGATAACGGATATGCAATAAATCCAGCTACAGATTGAAGAGCAGTTGCCATTTCTCCACCTGTTACTGCAAACGTTGCAGGTCCTCTTCTTCCTCTAGTAGCAATTAAGTTACTTGCAGCAAGAATTTTAGTATAGATTCTACGTTGTAGAGTTCCTTGTGTATTACCACCACCAGCAGTTACAGCACCTAATACAGCAACAGTTGCAATTGCATTGTTGACGTTGTTAGGTCCTAAAGGTAGGGCAGCATTCGCGACAGGTGCAGCAGCAGCAGTAAATGCTTCTGATAAAACAGTACCTGAGACAGCTTGAGTATTAACAGCGTTTGTTACACCGTTTCTAAATATTCTGTCTAGAATGTATTTGTTAATAGATTGAGTTAACTCATTTACCAATACTGCTTCAACTTGAGCTACAGCATCAATACCGAATTGCTTCAGATCTTGAACTTGTTCTCTAGTTACACCAGCAGCTACTTGGAAAGTATCAGCGGCAACAGATTTGTTAAATAAAGTTAATCCCATGATGTTATCAACAGTAGACTCACCTACACCTCTAAGGTAAGGATCGTTTCCGTTCATATTCTCAGTTGCAAAACCAGGAGCACCAGCAGCAGGGTTGTTAGTTGGTTGAAAAGCATTACCAGAAAAACCAGTAATATGATCTTCTAACGCTTTAACATGTCCTAAACCAGAACCACCATTAGCGGCAGTTTGGAAAGTACCAGCGATTCCCATAGTTGCAGAACCTACACCACCCGTTTGAGTAGCACCAGCAAAACCAGCTTGAGCAGCACGAGTTGCACCAGCAGCAGGAGCAGCAGGCCAACCAGCAGCACCAGCTCTAAAGAAGTTACCACCTTGTACAATTGCTACGTAAATAGATTCAGCAGCACCTTCTCCACCTTGTGTGAACGTGTTAGCGATTCCATTGAATCCTGCAGCGTTAATAGCAGCAGTTGATGATCTTACTCTAAAAATTGATAAACCATCGATTCTAGAATAACCTACAAAAGTTAATTCGTAAGAAGCACCATTAGTTGCAACTACACCAGATGCAGTACAATAGATGATGTCATTTACTGTAAAGTTAGAACTAACACCATTAGCGTCAATTGCATTAACTTTAATTAGTAAAGAAGTACCTACTACATCTTGACCTCCAGTTAGTGGAGCTCCAGTTGTTCTACCTCCACCATAAACAAAGTCTAGGTAAGTTAAAACGCCCATTGGGCCTTGCATTGGTACTACAGGAACTAAGTCTAAACCTACAGTCTGTGCTGCTACTTGCATTGCAAGTGGTAACAAAGAAAAAGGTCTGTCACCAGATCCAGTTACTTGTGCAGGGAATGCATTCATTGATCCAGGATTTCCTGGTAATGTTGCGTTACCCATACTTTGAACATTCATGTTCGGGTTAAGGTGTACAGTATTGTAAACACTTTCATTAAGGTTATGGTAATGGCAATACTTAGACATCCAAGCTAACTTAGATTTTTCAGTAATTCCAGTACTTTCCTCAATAACAGGTCCCCAAGTCTTTTGAACCTCAGCCTCATTGATTAATTGATTTGCGTACATTATTTAAAATTATTTTTCGCATTTGTGAAACATATCTTTTATGTTTCGTTTTATAATCGCCTGAGCTCTTTTCTTCTTAGCTATTCGATTAATATTGTTAGATTAAGTTATCTACCTAATCTGAATTTCATTTTGTTGATTAAATCTGCAGAGAAGCTTTCATTTAATAATGGTTCAGCTTTTACAGAAGCAGATTCAGCAGCAGTTTTACTTTCATTGATTGATTCTAAACTCATTTGAGTATTTCTTAGATCTCTTGTTTGCCAGAAATTGTTAATAGCATAAGGAGTACCTAAAGAATGAAATTTAGCTTCAGCAATAATTTGTTCTTTTCTATTTTCTGAAAGAGAATTCCATTTATCAGAATATTTTGATGGCATATCATTAATAAAGTTAATTTCTTTTCTTTCAGTAATAAAACATGATTCCCAAACGTTTTCAGCTTGCACAGTTGACATAATAGAATCTTTGTTCATTGATTCAACTAATAAAGCTTTTTTGTTATCTTCTAAAGAATCAAATTGATTTTTTTTAGATTCTGATAGGAAATTCATAAAGTGCATTTCAGAAAGATTTTTAGTTTCTGCTTTAGAAATTAAGTTTTCTAATTTTTCACTAATAGTATCTTTATAAGATTTAGTATCTTTAACAGTTTCAACTGATTCATTAATAGATTCTTCAATTGTTGCTTCAGATGATTCTTCGTTAATTAATGTTCCATCAACAGTAGTTGCATTTTCAGCAATATACTCAGAGTATTTAATAGATTTGTCTAAACCTTCTCCAAGATATTCAGAATAAGCAATATTTTGATCTACCTTTTCAGCAACATACTCAGAATATTCGATTCCTTTTTCTAAAGATTCTCCTAAATAATTAGAATATTGAATTCCTTTATCTGCTTGTTCAGCAACATGTTCAGAATATTGAATAGTCTTATCTAGTTCTTCACCTAAGTAAGAAGAGTAATTTTTAATTTTATCTACATTCTCTGCTAAGTAATCAGAGTAAGAGATACTTTTGTCAAGGTTTTCTGATAAGTATTCAGTATAATCAGTTACCTGATTTACTTTCTCTGCAATATGCTCAGTATAATTAACCAATTTTTGAATTAGTTCATCACTGTTTGAATTTGCAGATTCCTTAACACCATCTAATGTATTCTTTACATATTCGGTGTACTTATTGAAATCCTCAACGGTTACAAAGTTTCCTGAGTTATTTTCCATTGTTAGATCTGTTTTATTTGTTTTATTTATTTCATCTTCAGTTTCAGCCATTTCATAAATGTATAAACCTTCAGTATCTCCGAAGCCATAAGATTCATTTACTTTAGATAACTCAGCATTTTCAAATCCTGGATCAGCAACTAAATCATATGTAAAGAATTTTTTAATCTTAACTTTACCAGCCTCATCAACAGTACCAGCAGCTCTACTTGAAATATGCAATGGTATACCATCTTCTATTAATGCTTGAGCCTCTTTACCTTTTGACGTATTGAGTAATCTTATTCTTCCTAATACTTGTTTCTTTCCTTCATCGTATTTTAAATCTTCGATAACATGAGATACATTTGATAAACTAATATCAAAATCCTTAGGGTGGTCAAGTTCACCTAACAGTTTGTTAGTTTTTACTTTTTCCTGTAATTCTTTAATATGAGGAAGTACTTCAGCTTCTTCATAAATTCTATTATTTTTATTCTTTACTCCGATCTCAGTAAATACTCCTTCAAGTACCACAGAGCCATCGGCATCTTTAGTCATACTTAAATTAGACTTAGATCTTTCTAGAATTAAAAGTTTCTTATTAGACATCTTTCTAGTATTAATTTGATTTATATATTACAACTCTTAATAGTTTTTAGATATCAGCTAATGGATCATCATCTATACCATCACTTTTTTCCTCAGGCTTAAAATCATCTTTATTCGCACCTAAAAGGATCTTTTCAATATCTTCCTCTTTATAACCTGCTGTTGAAAGTTCTTCACGTTCTTTTGCTCGGGCATTTGCTTTAATATCATCACGTGTAAATCCACCATATCTCTTAATTAAGAATCCTAAATCAAAGTATGGTATTTCTTCCATTTCAGCATTCATTGTGCTTAATTGAGTTTTTAGATTACCAATAAAATCAACACGTTTTGTTTGGAGTTCCATTTCTTTCATTTCTTCGAATACATTATCCTTTATAAAATCTAAACCTAAACCAGCTTTAAATGCAATATCATTTTTTAATTCAGGATGGTTAAGACACATTTGAAGATATACAGGCTTAACTAATATTTCTTGGAATATTGATCTTAGTCTTGATATAAACCTTCCAAACTTAATTTCATCCCTTAACATACCACTTGCCTCCATATCATATGTATTACCACCTTCTCTATCAAATCTAGAAAATGGTATCTTAGATGCAAGTTGTAATTTATCAGAAAAGTATTTTAAAGATTCAGTATCACCTAAATCTGGTCCGTCACCACCAATTGTTTGAATCTCTGGTGATTCGCCATCCTTTGATGGTAACCAATATTCTTTATTAAACGGCATCATTGGTTTACCGTTAGTTTGTATTTCACCGCTTTCAAAATTAAAATCTACAACCTCTCGGTATGAATTCATTAATGTTGATAGCGATTGTTTTGCTCTAGTTTTAGATTTACCACCAACTGGGATAGTAAATTGAGTTTTAAATGAAGCATTTGACACAGCCCAAATAATTCTACTATGTTCCATTATTCTTAATAAATTAAATGATCTAATTAATCTTTCAACATATGATATTCTCATTGGAGAATTAACTTGTGAATATGAAATGTATATTATTTGTGAATCCCATAATTGTCTTTCCTTTCCACCTTCACCTTTATATTGAATCCAGACTTTTTTACCATCTTCATTATCAATACCTGGCATTAATGATATTGGATCTAATTCTTTAAATCCTATAATTTCAGTTTGTTTATCATTATAAACTATCTCAAATGCAAGATAACCATCAATTAACCATTTTCTAAAATAGTTCCAAGGCTGTACTGCATCATTAAAACCAATATAATTGTAGATATTATTATATACATCGCTAATTTCTTCTTCTATAGATTCGCCAATATGACCATTAAATTCAGCATAAGCCATAAAATTTGATTCATCAAATACAATAGCCTCATCAGTTAATACATCTAAAATATCTTCAATCTCATCTTGTACTGCAAACGTTCTAAGTTGATCTCTTTTTCTAGTATAGTCTTGATCGAAAAATGCAATATTTTTCTTTAATGTAGTATCTGTTAATGATAGCGCAGCAAATGCACCATACATATCATCACTATCAGATCCCATAGGATTAAATGAATAACCCATTTGATTTTCAGTAAATCCTACTGCACGAGAATTACGAATGATCATATCATCATAAGCCATTCCTAAATTAGAAAGATCTTTAAGGATCTTTCTTACTGGATTACCTGTACTTAAAGGACCTCTTCTATCTGTAAAACCTGCCATATTGTTATTTTTTATTATTTTATATATTCTTGTAGTATAATGATTGTGCTTGGTTTATATTTCCACCAAAAAATTGATCTTCATTATTTACTGCTCCAATGTACCAATTACCATATCCTATCACATAAGGATTTTTCATTCTGTCCATTCTATACTGTCTTACACAGTATGTTAAATTATATTTTTTACCTAGTGCTCTTTTTAAAAATTTCCATTGAAAGGTTGGAATAGGATCTTCTTTTAATGGATCTTCTTGTTTCTTACCTTGTATTTGAGTAAATAAAGTTTTAGTTAATTCAGTTAAAAATGGAATTCTAGCTTCATACGGCATATAATGTAAATTAATACCTAATTGGTGGCCATCATCAGATTCACCTAAACCTATTACTAAGGGTTTTGTATCATAAAACAATTCTTCTGTTGTGTAATAATTAAAACAATACATCTTACCTGGTAGTAAAGAACCTGAGCTTTTAGCACCTATTAATTTAATATCATCAATTGATCTTTTGGATGCACCAGTCCTACCTTTACTTTCAGTAAGGTAAATATTAAGGTCATTTGTAAATCTATGTTCTAATGCCATTAAAATAAATTTGATTCTTCTGTTAGTAACATTACTTTACAATTTCTTTCTTTTGCCATTTTATTTAAAGCATTAGTTTTACATAAATTTCTAACATATGATTCATATGCATATTTAAAATTTTTTAATGCCTTTGCTGTTTTTCTCTTAGGTTCTTTTGGTTTTTGTAACTGAGCCTTAGGTTTTATTTCAACAACGTATTCTTGTGTAGTATCTCCCTTTTTCATCTTAAAGAAAAAGTCAGGATAATACTTATGCCATCTATTATCTAGTAAATTAAAATAAGGAATAGAGAAAGGTTCAGAGATCCAATAAATAACATCTTCATTATAATCACACCAATGGCAAAACTTTCTTTCCCAACTACTTCTGTATATAATAGGATCTCCTCCTCTATACTTCTGAGGAAACTTCGGTTTATAATAACCTTGTTTAAATCCAGATTTAGATGTAGGTTTTACCTTTTTTATACTCATACAACTTTATATCGTATATATGCCTTCGCTGTCAGCACTACCATTAATTGAAACGGTACCGTGATATTTTTTAGGATGTAATTTATTCCAACCTTTTGCAAAACCTCTTTTAGCTATCTCAGTAAAATAAGCAAATGCATTTGTACTTTTTTCTGGATTAAAATTTCTCCAATATCTATAAAGATCCATATAAGCATAAGCAATACAATCTTGCCTATCTTCTGGGTTTCTATATGTTAGCTTCATAGAACATTTGTCTGCCAATAGCATTAAGAATTCTAAGGCCTTTGGTGTGAGCTCATCCAATTCTTTAGATAATACTATCTGATCTAGGAGGTCTCTGTTGTTTAG